AGAAGCCGGCCCGGCGCCATGGATTGCACCCTGCGCCAGCATCGTGTCGGCGTCACCGATACCGAGCCGCTGCGCGAGCCGGCCGCCGAGCGCACCGAAGCCGGCAGTCGCAGCGCCGGTCGCGGCGGACAAGGCCGCCTGTTTCGGCGTGAGCAACCCGTCTTGCGTCTCTTGGCGGATCTGCTCTGCTTGCGAGCCGGCGCCCAGCACGCCCTCGCCGATGGCACCAGCGATGGCAGGCGCCACCTTGGGTGCGACCTTGAGCAGACCGCGCGCCACACCTGCGCCGCCGAGCATCTGCGGGATCGACTCGCCCACGCTGGTAGCGATGGTGCTGGGGTTCTCCAGCATGGTCTTGGCCGTATCGACGAAGCCATCGGCTGCCTGCACCTTGCGATTGGCGGCCTTCTGTGCGTCGGAGTACTGGTCGTCGAGGAACTTCTGTGTCTCCTCGAAGCCGACTCCAGCCTGCTCCAGAGCTTTGCCAGCGCGGCCACCCGTCACGATGTCGGCCAGGCCGACGAAGCTCTGCGGCAAGCCGACCGCGCCCTTCAGCGCCGTGACCCCGACATCCTTTGCGGTGCCGAGCACGGTGCGCTTTGCATCGGGCGGATCGAGCTCACCCGCGAACGGGGTGAGGTTGTGCGGTGTGGTATCGAGTTGCCCGTCGAAGGGCTTGAGAGTTTCGCCAGCCATTGCGCCAGTCTTCCGACGGGCGCTCTGTGCGTCGAACCCTACAGGGGAGCGCTCTGCAGCGCCCTGTCATCAGCCGCCGATGAACCGTTTGCCCTGTGCATCCTCGTAGACCGGCTTCCCGTTGGACGTGCCAACCTGTCGGGTCATCCCCGGAGGGAGGCCTGCTCGCGGCGCCTGACCCTGCTCGACGAACTGTCCGGTCTGGTTGTTGAAGACGCGCGCCGGCCTCGTGACGGATTGCTGGGTGGTCGGGTCGATTTCCTGCCCGCCGGGCACCACGGTGAAGCGGCTCGGGTGCTCCTTGCCCGTCATCGTGCGGATCTGCTCTGCGATGGCCGCCCGCTCCTCGGGCTTGGCCTTCTCGTACTGCTCGTACAGCTTCTCCACGCGCTGGGCGCCGCGAGTTTGAAACCCCTGTGCCTCCTGCCGCAGGGCCAGTTCGCCACGCTGCACATCGTTGGTAGCGCCCGCGCGAACATTGGCGCCCGCCTCCTGCACCGCTGTCCGGCCGGATGCGCCAGCCTGCTGGATCGCTTCGCGCTCCAGCGAAGCGGCATTGTTCGCGGCGGTGGTGTCGCGCTGGAGCGCGTTTCGACCGTTTGCCTCGTCCATGCCGGCCAGCACACGCACCTGGTTGGCTGTGAGCTGTCCGTTTGGCGATCCTCGGTACGGCGTGCTCGCCGCGCCGAACGCGCTCCGGCGCACACGATCCGCGTGGGTGTCGTCTCCGATCACCGTCAGGCCGTTACCAGGTGCGAACCCAGCTGCCGAGCCTCCAGCTACAGCAGCCCGCTCACCGGCTCGCTCTGCGATGCCACGCGCCTCGAGCGCGTCGGCCGCAGCCATGTTCTGCGCGCTCGGCGCCGAGCGTGGCGCGAAGCCCGCCGCGGCAGCGGCCGGCGAGTCGCCGTAGCTGTTGCCCTGCCTGAACACGCCCGGCATGACCTGGCTCGCGGCCGTTGCCGCCGCGCTCGCGGGCGCATCGTTCGAGATAGCAGGTGCGATCGGCGCAGCTACAGGCGCGGCAGTCGGGCGTACTGCAGGCGCCGCTGCCGGGGCGACGGTCGTTGCCACAGGCTTCGCGCCACTGCCCCAGCCTTCGCCCACACCGGCGAATCCCCGGCTGGTCGGCGCAGGTGCCGCATCAGCCTCGCCCTTGAACAACGTCGAGCGCGGATCGTTGAATGCATCGAGCCGTCCTGTGCCCTCCTGCACCTTTGCTGGCTCGAACGACGCGGGGCCGGTTGCAACGTAGGGCTGCATCATGCCGCCTCGCGTCCCCGCCGTCGGCTCACGCCTGAATACGCCGAATGCAGCCCCTTGGGTCTGGGCCAGTGGGCTCGTCTGCGATGAGGGCGCCGGTGCGGGCGTGGCTGCAGCCCTCTCGTTGGCGGCCAGCTGCAGCGCCTGCGGACTGGGCGGCAGCGAGGCCGTCAGCATCGGCAAGGGCGCAGGGATGCTGGCGCTGACATCCAGTGAAGCAGCGGATGGCGGGTTGCGCGCCTTACGGGGATCTTCATCAACCAGCCCACCGTCGGCGAAGAATACCGGCGGTTCGGCCGCGCTCGGCGCGAAACCGCGCGGGCCTGGGGCCGATGCATGGGTAGCGTCCTTGATCGCGTCGAGCGCCTCCACGCCGACAGCATGTACCTGCTCGGGCGGCAGTTGGTATTCGCCGTTGCTCAGGTTCACCGGCACCTTCTCCGGGCTGAAGCCCAATGCGGCCACGCCGTCCTCGCCAAGCTGCTCGGTGGAGTCCGCCGGCATGATGTAGCTGCCCGGTCGAACCTCGGTTTCGATGCTGTCGGAGGTGCCGGTGCCTGGCCCACGCACCGGCCCACCGTCTTTCAGGCCCATGGCCTTCATGCGACGCTCGGTGGCGCCCATGCCCGCGTACTGGGTGATCGCCTTCTCGGGGGCCGGCGCTGGCGCGGGAGGCGGCGCAGCTGGTGTGGCCGCCGGCGCCGCGGCGCCCGTGTCTGAGGGCTCGGGAATGCCCATCACTTTGCGCACCAAGCCGCGCACAAGGCCTCCCTCGGCAAGGTGTTGCGCATGGGCGCGCTTGGGGGCGGGTTTGAAGCCGTGCATGGGTCTACCTCTCGATCTCGATGCGCGCCATTTTTCGGAGAGCCGGCGCGCCAGTCGAACCCCACGGGGGTGCGAGTAACATTTCGCAAAAATTGGAGGTGGGCGACATGAAACGGTTCGTCTTTTTGGCCCTGGTCCTGGCCTCATGCTGTGCTTCAGCGCAGGTCACGAAGTGCACCCTGCCGAACGGGAAGGTCACATACGGTGACGGCCCCTGTCCGGCCGGCGCCGCCGATTCGCGCGTGAACACCACGGCCAACGTGCTCGACGCATCAACAGAGCGCAATACCGCCGCGCGGATGCGTGACGACGATCAGCGACGCGATCAACCAGCACCGGGAGCAACAATCATCGGAGGCAGCGGCGGCCGCACAGCTGGTGGCCCGGGTGCCGCCGTCGACGAGGCAAAGTGCCGCGCGGCGCAGCGCGACCTTGACCTTGCCACGAGCAAGGTGAAGTTGGAGGTTGCTCGCGGAAATCACCCGGGCCCTGCCTCGGCTCCTGTGAGGTCCGCAGAACTGAAAGTTGATGCCGCGTGCGGAACGAACATTGCTGCGACTCGCGCGCGAGCGGTGGCTGACCGCACGCCTAGCCCGCCGCACCCCACTCCCAACACCCAGCCGCCCGAAGCGCCGCGCATCATCACTGACTGCCGCGGCGGAGCGTGTTACGACAACCAAGGGGGCATCAATTGGCAGCAGGGGAATTCCCCCTACTTCACGGACCCGAGTGGCCGCGTTTGCCAGAAGATCGGGGATCGACTCCAGTGCCCCTGAATTCAGGTCAGTAGCTGTAGTTGTAGCTGGTCTGGGTGCTGGTGCTCTTGTTTTCCTGCGTCGACGCCGATCCCTGCCCAGTGATGCCTGCGGACACATGCATCGCCGACATCGCACCCGCCGCGAGCTGCGCGGTGTACTGGCCCAGCGCCTTGGCGGCTTCCAGCGCGATCTGAGCTTGCTGCACCGCGTTCTGCATGCGGGCGGTGTACTCGCTAATCTGCATCTGCGCGTAGGCGATGTTGGTCCGGGTATTCATGTCGGCGAAGCGCGACTGCATCTCGGCGTCAGCCACCACCGCATTCGATTTCGCGCGCCAGCCCTCGACCTGCGCCTGGTAGACCTGCGTGCTGTACTGCACTTCGCGAAGGCTCGCGTCGATGCGCGCCTTGAAGGCGTCCACATCGGCCAGGAACTTTGACACCTTCGTGCGCGCAGCCTCCATCTTGATCTGCGCGCCCTTGACCTTGATTTCCGCCTTGTTGGTCACCGCCTGCACCGTAGCGGCGTAGGCGCGGGACTGCGACTCCAGCACGCCAGCCTTGGCCGCCTCGCCCTTCACGCGGGACTCATAGGCATCGAACTTCACCTTCTCCGCGCCGACCTGCTCGGCGAAAGCCTGCACGTCGGCCCGGTAGGCGTCGAACTGCGCTTTGATCGTGTCAGCGCGCACTGATGCGCCCTGCATGAGGGCCTTGTAGACCTCGACGTTCGACTGCACGGCCTCGATCTTGGCCTTGAACACCTCGACGCGCTGCTGGTTGATCTGGCCCAGCGCGACCTGCCCTTCCACGGCCGTTTTGTAGGCGGTCAGCTTCGACAGCGCCGCGTCCAGCCGCGTGCGGTACACCTGCGCCAGCGTCTCGAAGGCCGCGTTTTGCGAGTTGAACAGCGCGATGCGCGCGTTGAAGACGTTGATCTGGCTCTCCGCCTGGAAGCGCGCCACCTCGAAGAGGCGCTTCGCCATGTTCTCGTAGAGATTGGTGGTCAGCTGCTCGAGTGCCATCCCCTGCTGCACAGCAAAGCGGATGTTCTCGATCTCCCACTGCGCGGCCTGGATCAGGATGTCGCGATTCAGCTCGACCGCCTTCAGCCGCCCCTGCTCGCGGACCACGGCTGTCTGCTTCGCCAGCATGCCCGGCGGCATGGAGAAGCCGCGCGCCGCCCAGGTGTCCACGGCCTCCTGAACCGCGCGCTCGGTTTCCGCGCTGTCGCGCTCGCGCGCTCTGGCGAACAGAGCATCTTCGATGGCTGGCGGCAGCCCAGTACCGCCGGCCATCATGCCCTTCACCTTGGCCTGCAGCTCATCGAGCACCTCAGACTCGTAGACCGGCTCGGCCCAGTTGATGAAGACGTTCGGCACCGTGATGCCGTCGGCGTTGGGCGGCGTGGCGTCGAAAGTCGGCAGCTGCGGAAACTCGAACACCGGCAGGGTGATGCGCTCGAGCGCCTCCATCTCCGGCATCACGATGCTCGGCGCGGCCGGCAAGTCCACCGTGGTGTCGATCTGCGGGCGCTGGGGCGCTGGGATGTCCGCCATGCCCGGCGCGTCGGGGATGTTGATCGGGATCGCGGTCGGCGGGTCGGGCAAGTCGCCGAGGTCGCCCAGGTCCAGGCCGGTCAGCAGCGCGTCGATGTCAATGTCCGCCGGTGACGACGGCATGGTCAGATTGGGCGGCGAGTAGCCTGGCGCGTCGCCCAGGTTGATCGCGGGCGGGTTGGCAACCGGCGCCACCGGTCGGGTGGGCGCGGGCACGTCGGCCACCTGCACAGAGCCAATCTGCGCGAGCGCGCTGCTCAGCAGCGCGTTGTAGCGATCGGCGAGCACCTCCAAGTGCGCCATCTTGTCCGTGACGGTTTCTACCGCCACACCGAGGATGCTGTCGGGTTGAATGCCCATCACACTCTCCTTTTCGTCGGCGCCGCATTGACGCTCAAGTCGTTGATCTCGCCACGCTTCGCGTCCAGGCGAAGAGTGAAGCTGAAGTGCCTGCCGCGCAGCCCGCGGCCGAAGATGAATCGGCCGTTCGTGAGCTCGCCAGCTGGCTCCGGTTCAAGCGGATAGCTGTAGGTTTCGGCCACGCCCTGCTGCGTGGTGGTCACGTCCATCGTTGCGGTGCCATCCAGCTCGTACTCCAGGAAGGCCTGCAGCGGGTGCACCAGCATTCCCTGCCCGAGATCCACCGGCGCCGTGCGGATGGCGGCTGCCTGGGTGGTTCGTGTGTCCAGCGCGTATACGCCGTCCTCGGCCAGGCCGTACAAGGCGCCGTCGATCACCACCAGCGATGTGAACGGCACCGGGTCGTGGCGCGACATGGCCCACGACTCGGTGTTCGCCGTCCAAGCCTGCGCGCGCACGGGCTCGCCGACCATCTGGTCTTCGGCCATCGCGCTGTCGCGCACCAGGTCAACGGCATGGAGCCGGCCGAACGCCTCGTCGCTGGCATGAGCCACCTCGACCACCGGAGCGGCAGCCTGCCGCGTGTCGATCACCTCATCCGAGGCTGTCGCCACCGCCGCCGGCATGTCCGCTGCATGCAGGTTGCCCGTGGTGAAGTCCAAGGCCTGCGCGGCCTCCTGCACCACCGACGAAGCAAAGCTGGGGGCCGAATCGCTGACGCGGGCCGACTCCACCACCATGCTGCGGGCTTTGCGCTGTGCCAGCACCAGGTCGCTCGCGATCGCCGACTCGACCACTACCGAACGCACGCGGTCGATCACCTGGTCGCTGGCCTGCGCGCCATCGGCATGGAGCACGCGCAGGCGGCCCAGTGCCTGATCGGAAGCGGCGGCATGCTCGGCAACAAGCTCGTGGCTGGTTCGAGCGTCGATGACCTGATCGCTGGCCAGCGCCTGCTCGATGACGATGCCGCCGGGCCGGTCGAATACGGCATCGCTGACCACGGCCGCGTCGGCGTGCAGCACCATGAGCCCGAACAGCAGCGCACTCGACGCGCGCGCGATTTCCTCGGTCACGCTGGTCAGCCCGAGCCATACGGAGCTGCTGGCAACAGCGGTTTCTTGAACGTCGTCGCGGTAGCTACTCATTGATAACTCCGATGAAGTGGTGCGCGCTGCGGTTGTCGGCCAGCGCCGTGTAGCCCCAGCGGCGGCGCAGGCCGTTCTGGTCCTGTTCGTAGATGCTGGCGTAGCTGCTGTCGCCGATCGCTACATGCACCGCGTCGCGGTAGAAGTAGGTCTGCTCTTCCGGCGAGAAGCCGAAGTACCAGGAATGCGGAATGTCCTTGTGGGCGACGACAGAGCCGGCGCCCTTCATCGACACGCTGAGCCGGCCCGACTGCTCGGCCGGGAACAGCTTCTCGCTGGAGAACGGCTCGAAGCCCGGCGCCTCGCCGCCGATGACAACGCCGTTCGCGTGGTGAGTGCTCGACGTGCGCGAGGTGTAGGGCCCGCAAACAGCGGTCACGTCGAGGAACCCGCCGGGCGGCAGGTTGAACCAGTTGCCGCTGTCGGCATAGTCGCTCACTTCGGTGGGCGAGTAGACCAGCGTGTCGACGTAGACAGGCACACCGTCTTTCGAGGGCGGATCACCCTTGTTGTGGTTGTCCGTCTGCCCCATGTAGTGAAAGATGTTGTCGTAGCACCAGAGCTGGTAGGAGGTCGGGTCCGCCATCGCGAACTGCTCGGTCTTCTCCGACTCGGCGCGGCCAGAGGTGCTCTCGGTGTAGGGGTAGAGGATGCAGTCGCGCTCGAACACCGGCACGCACGCGGCCACGTCGATGCCGAAGCCCGAGGTGCTCTTCACCGTCGTGCGGTGGTAGTAGTAGCGGGCCCGCGAAAGCGAGCCGACGCAGTACAGGAGCGGCGGCGTGGCGAAGGCTGGCTGGCCGTAGCCCATGTCGATGCCGGTGATGTGCGTCGTGGTGCTGACCGGCGGCGCCACCTGCCGGTCGTCGAATGCCGAGGTGTAGAAGTAGCCCATCAGGCCAGACAGCCCGGTGGTTTCGGTCTTCTCCCACTGGCCGACGATCATGAATTTCTCGAAGGTGCTCTGCACCTTCTCCTGCACCTTGCGCTCGTCGTAGAAATACTTGACCACCTGTAGCTCGTCGTCAACGTAGCAGCCGAAGACGATGGTGTCGCATCGCACGGCGGGGCCGGCGTAGTCCTCCGACACCATCACGAACGACTCGCAGCCCAGCCCGCGCAGTTCCGGAAACTTCAAGCGCCCCATCGACTTCGGGTTCTTGCCCGGCCAGTACATGGGGCCCGTGCCCACCCGCGCCACATTCCCCTGGTGCACAGCGATCGGCTCCAGCTCGAGCGCGTCCCAGTAGTCGTGGTCGGGCCCGTTCGACACCGAAGCGCGCGCCAGGATCTGCGCGGCCGTGGCGCGGCGAATCTTGTAGGCCGCCGCGCGCGAGCGGTGGGAGCCATCGCGCAGCTGCTCGAAGACCCGATCCAGATAGCCGTGTGCGCGGGCGGCCTCGTCCTCGCCGTCGAACTGCCACGAGGCCTTCAACCGCCCGCCGTTGGCGGCCGCGCCCAGCCGCAGCTTCATCTTGTAGGCGTGCGCGTGCAGAAGGCCCGCGTCGTCGCGGTCCCAACAGGTGTTGAAGCCCTCGCTGCCGCGGCTGTTCAGGGACCAACCTCCGGCGGCATAGAAGGCCTGCCGCGTGTAGAAGTCGGCGCAGTCGCACACCTTGATGAATACGCCCGCGCGCCGCCAAGCCTCGAAGTCCTGTTCGTCATCGGGGAACGTCTCACCCGAAGGCAGTCCGCCGAAGCGATCCAGCACCTTCAGCAGCTCGGCATCGCCGACCTCCTCGACGTAGGCGCGGAAGGCGGCGGCGGTTGTCGCCGGCACCAACGGCAAGGGCATGGCGAAGACGCCCCGCGTGCTGATGCGCAGCAGCCAGGGCCTTCCGTCGGTGCCGAACGACACGGCGTTGCCTTCCCCGTGCTGGTAGCGGTACTGGAACTGGCCCTCGCGGTCCGGGAAGCCGGTGTAGCCGGGCAGTCGCAGGCCCGCGACCTCGCGCCGGATCTCGCGCATGAAGCGCTCGGGCACGCGCATGCGGGCCCGCTCGACGGGATCGTCGGGCAGGTCCGCCAGCACCTGCCGGCCGTAGCCGCCGACCACCTGCGCCACCTCGGCCATGGCACCGCTGTACCAGGTCGGGCGCTGCTTCACGTACTGCGTGAACGTGTAGATGCCGCTGTACTCGGGTCGGAAGTAGGCGAACCGGTCGTGGTAGTCGATGCGGAAACGCTGCAGCGCCACATCCTTCGGCGGCAGCTCCTCGTCGTCACGGTAGCCCGCGAGCCGGCGGCGCGTCTGCTCGGTCAGCTTGATGCCCACCCCCTCGCCTTCCAGCACCTGGGCGCGAGTGATGGCGCCGGAGAACAGCATGGGCACGTTCGTCTCGGCGAGGCCGGTGACCTCGTGCTCCGGGTTCTCGTGGCGCTCCAGCACCAGGATGCGGAACACGCCGCCCATGTCGATCGCCACCGCCTGGCGGCCGCTGGGCAGCGCCGCGACGCGCTTCAGGCTGTCCAAAGCGGACAGCTGCTTGAAGTTGGTCGCGGTCCTGGCCAGCCGCTCGACGGCAGCGGCATCTTCCGGGGACAGCTCCGCCTGCTCGGCAAAGCGCCCGTAGGGGCGCGGTGCGTGCATGGATCAGACGGTCAGGCTGAGTCGGTAGCCGATGTCGTAGGTGTCGCCGTTCTGGAACACGCGGGCGGCAGCGTACTTCGTCGCCGACACGAGCGCACCGGTCGTGCCCCCTCGCGCGTTGTTCGTCAGCATTGCCGCGCCAGTCACGTTGAGCTGGCCGGCGGTGGCGATGGTGACCGTGGCGACGGCCGCCATGTTGTCGATCGAACCGGTGTTGGTGTTTGCCGAGGTCCAGGCCGGTCGGGTCGGGCTGGTGTAGCCCTCGGTGAGGCTGACGATTTCGGACGCGGTGGCCGCGAAGCTGGCGGCCGTCCAGTTGTCGGCCGGCGCCGCCGCGCCGCTGAACAGGGCCAGGAAGTAGCCCGCCGGCTTGGCCGTGCTGCCCAGCGCCACGTTCAGGATGTGCGCCAGCCCTTCGATGACGATCTTGTTCTTGGTGCGGGTCCACTCGCCGCCGTTGATACGGTCGAAGTACTCGCCCTGTGCAAGCACGCCTTGACGGGGGAAGTAGATGCCCTGCTCGGTGACATCGTAGGTTTCGCGGTTCAGGTCCGCAGCCAGTTCTTTGCGCAGCGTCGTCATAGGAAGCTCCAGTAGTCCTATGCCGCACTCCTGCGCAGCGAATGATTCCCGGATGCCCGGGACGGAAGACCTCAGACTACAGCGGTCAGCAGGCGCCGGCCAAACACTACAGAGGTTCCGGCACGGCCCGTGATGCCCTTCAGCACGCCCGCATGCAGCTCCACCAGCGCGCCGGAGGCGGTACCGGCGACGTAGCCGTTTTCCGCCAGCCAGACCGCCGCGTCACTGCCGCCTGCGGTGAGGTCACCGCCGAGAGCATCCGGCGACGCGAGGATGGCGCTGCCAGGCACCGGTGCGCGGCCTCCTTTGCGCTCCGCCGAGAACTCGGCGGGCGCGCTGCCGCGAAGGAAGACGACGTGATCGACCTGCCCGACCCACACACCGCCGTCGACAGGCTGCACGAAGGTGATGCGCTGCGGCATCTGAACGAACCCGTGCCGCTCGTCGTGCAGGTGATAGGCCAGTGCTTCAGACCAGCGCAGCAAGTTGCCGCGGGCGACCAGCAGCCGGCCGCGCCAGTACGAGAGAAAACGCCCTGTGGGCATCGGCGACAGGTGGCGGAACTGGGCCGCCGCGCCGAGCTGGGGCAGCAGTGGTAGGTGGATCGACGCGGTACCGGCCGGCCAGTCTCCGGCGCGCAGCAGCTCGCCGCCATCACGCCGCGTCAGGTACAGCCGAACGCCAGTGAGCGTAGGGTCGAGCCAGATGGGCAGAGTCACCTCGAGCGCTCCGCTTGGGCCCACTTCGACGGTTGCGAGCTCGGACGGGGCGGATTCCTGCGCGCCGCGCAGCCAAGCCACGGCCGCGCCGTAGGTGCCCGGCTCCAGTGAGCCTGTGCCGGCAGTCAGCAGCGGTGCGGGCGGCGTGTCAAGCGTCAGGCGCTGCGCCGCGCTGCCGTCGAATGTGAACAGACCTGCAGGCCCGGCTACGCAGACGAGGCTGTTCAACACTGCGTGTTCTGCACCCTCCCCCACCGTAGCAAGCTCTTCGTGCGACCAGTCGGCCGGGTTGATCTTGACCCACTTGCCAGCGAGAGTGCCGAAGGTGTCGCGGTGCAGTGGGCTTTGCCACACGTCGCGGAACCGTGCCGCGCTCACCAGGCGCTCGCCCGTGCGAACCGATGCCTTCCCCGCCGGGGTGATGTCCACGTTCACCGCATCGCGCACGAACAACCGCGCGGCATCGCCGCCGCGCTGCATGGCAGCATCCTCCGAGACGTTGTTGATGCCGGCCACCGGCATGAGGGAGGTGTCGGTCATTAGAAGGCTCCTTTTCGGTACTGATCGGCGTTGCCGTCGGGCCGGATGTAGTGCACGGCCAGCTTGGCATTGGGCACGCCGGCCTGCGCTGCGTCGATCCCCACAGGCACGAGCGTGCGCGCCGCCGGGCCCGACGGAACATAGGCATTGCGCACGTGCATGCGCGCGGCGAAATTCTCCGGGTCGTACTCGCTTGCGAACGCCTCGAAGCCCTGCGGCTCCAGGCCCCGGATGCGTAGCGAGATCCACGCGGTCCCGAAAGCAGCCGCGTCGATGCCAGGCGGAATGGTCGGCATCAGGGGGCCAACGTGGAGCGACTGCCACTGATACGGCGGCTCCCCGCGCGACCCGCCCATCGCCAGCGCGTTGAAGCCGGTGAACTGGAAGGTCCGGTGCAACAGCGACACCCAGGTCACACCGAAGTCCGGCGGCGCGAGGCCCACAGGACGAACGGTCTGCGGCCCCAGGTACGGCCCGCGCGCCACCGCCGGCTGCCCGAAGAGCTGCATGTCGGCGCCGCCGAACTGCTTCACGAACTGCGTGCCGTCACCCAGCACCACCCAGCCCATGCGGTAGGCCTGCATACCCGCCGGCTCCAGGTAGCGCCGGTGCAGCTGGACAGAGGGTGCACCGAGCTGCGCGGTGTTCCCCACGGTCGAGGGCGACAGGATGCCGCGGTAGGTGCGCACCGAGTGCTGCCCAAACCGGGCGCCCGGCCCGTATTCCAGCGTCTGGCCGACATAGTGCAGGTTGGCGGGCGGGTGGTTGCGGATGGCCTGTGCCGGCGCCTCGACCACCGCGTAGATGGTGTGCGGCGTGATTCGCGCGGGCGTCGGCTCGAAGACCTGCACGTCGGGCCACTCGGCCACCGTGAGATAGCGTCTCTTCAGCGAAACGGTGGGCTCGCCGTAGCCGTCCACCTTGATGCCGGCGTCGACCATGACGCCATTGCTGCGCACCGTCGCGTCGCCCAGCGGCGGTGCGGTGATGCCGGGCACGTAGAGGACATACTGGTTCAGCCCTGGCTTGCCGAACTCGCTCTCAGAGGCAATCTCCTGGTCCTGGATGATCCACTGCGTGGCGTACGGCGGTGCACCAGCCCGTGTCACCACCAGCTTGTCGCCCACGCGCATGAAGTTGTTGCCCGGCACCGCGATGGTCTGCTTGCGGTCGGCGATCTTGACCTGCCCGAAGAGCTGAGTGGCGGCGCCATCCGGCGCCACGGGCCGGTACTGCAGCCGCACGAAGGCGTCACCGAACTCCTCCGAGTTCCATCCGTAGCCCCGCATTTCGGGGGTCACGTTGTGCACACGCGGCTCGCCGAAGAAGTCCCGGTGCGTCCACCTGGGCAGGAGGATGTTGAAGTGAATGGACAGCGCGGCCAGCCCGATGCGCGACATGTCATCGCCCCTCGGATCGACGTAGCGCGTGTGCAACTTGACCTCGGGAAGCGGCACGTCGGGCGGTTGGATCGCGTAGCGGGACTCGATGTCCAGCGTCCGAATCGCGAAGTCGATGAAGGCGGTGCCGTAGGCCGCCGAGTCGATGTTCCCGATCCGCAGGTAGTAGCGCCGCGTGTTCTCCAGCGCGGGCACGCCGAAGAGCTGCGTATCGGCCCCGGCCGGCGCCACCACGCGCGCCGCGTTGTAGACCGCGTTCCAGTTCAGCAGCGGCGGCGGCTCGATGCCCTCCAGCGGCAGCAGCCGCACGCCATAGGCGACCAGGCCTGCCGGCGTCGTGCCCGGATAGCCAGGAGGCGTCATGCCAGCCAGCGCGATCACGCGGGCGTTGTTGAACACCAGCGGCTCGCCCACACGCGGCGGCGCGATGCCGATCGCGCCCACCACGCGGTTGCGGTTCTCGATAGCCGTCCACTGCGGCCACGGCGGCGGGTTGAGCCCGTCGGTAGGGTCG